CGATTTTATCATCACCAAAGATATCAAATGACTCTTTGACTTTAGCAAGTGCCCATACCATTTGACCACCTTTAAGTGAACCAGCTGTATGCATCTCCATATCACCTGACATTACAAACTCGTTGAAGAACTCAAATGCTTCATGGTTTTGTACTGGATGCCAGCCGCTACCAACATTTGTTAGTATTTTAGAGTCAGAAGATCTAACTAGAGATTTTTGACCTGTCGGGATCTGTCTACCGTCGTGTTCTACAAATGATGGTACTTCATCGACTGACCAATCAAGACCTGCTTTTTCAAGCATCATCATTGGAGTTAGTTCGTTTGAGACCTCTACACCAAGACCGTGCCATGGGAGTTCTCCGGCGTAAGCCATTGTTTCTATTTCATGTGACATATGTATTCCTTTATTTTGTCTATAGGTATATTATAGCACGGTTCTGTTCATATGTACACCTTTATTTTACATTGTTTTATAGTGTGTTAAAAATGTATCAGCTATATACTGTTGACCTGCAGCGCTAGGGTGACGATCATTTTCTGAGATTATTAAGTTTTCAAGCTCGTCAGTAAAAGATACAATCGATGTACTGTATTCCCAAAATGGCCATGTTATATTTTTTTTATAGTTTTTATTTAGCATATTAGCGTATTTATTTGTATCACACATTGAGTAATAATCTGCTTCTTCTATTTTATAATCATCAGAGATCAGGCCTTGATCATAAATTTCACGCCATAAACAGCAATCTAATAGTGAAATGCCTTGTCTGAATATAAACGTGATATTATATTTGTTACATGCTTCTGCTACAAGCCACATATTTCTAAATGATTCGTTAAGTAATGTTTCCCAGAAGGTATTTTTACCTTCCTCTACCATAAGCTTGGCATATACTGGAGCAAGGATATTTCCTTCTATTGAATCATTATGAAAATCATAAGTTTTTTTACCACAAACACTTAATAAATCGTGTGGAATGTTTATGACACTCTTTTTCTCATAAAAATCATGACGATCAATACTCGACCAAAGCACTACACAAGTATCAATTTGATCCTCATATTCATATATTTGATCTAATAATCGTTTTGTAATATTATCATTGCCTCTACCGCTATCTGCAGTATTGATTACTTTGAGATCTAGTTCTTTACCAAGGAGTTGAGGCCACATCGGCCAGCCGCTGCGGAGACTGGGATGAAGGTTTCTATCCGTTGAAACATAGATAGGATCTGTAAAACTATCTCCGCCTGCTAATAATATTTTTTTAGGCATTGTAGATATCTTTCACTAATAAATTTTTGACCTGCTGCATTAGGATGGCTATCAACTGCATTTAAATTATTATAGTTTTTGACAACATCATTGTCATTTAAATGCTCTGGCATATATATCTGTAGATCTTTTCTATTCTTGACGCAGTGATGGAGCAGATAACCTATTGTATCTTTATAGTCAATAATAGCTTTTGGCATAACGAATAAATGACCATAATCTTTCATCAAGCGTTGATACAACATGCTGGTTTCTAGCATTACCATGTAATCAACTTCTGTAATAAACATGTCTGCATGGATATAACTTTTAATCTCTGCAAGTTCTCTATGCCAAAAGAATATTACGCCTTGATCAAATACACATTTAATATTTCTATGAGCACACATTTCGGCTATTGTATACATTGCTCTTAGAGTATTATTATTCCATGTATTATATACATCATTCCATCTAAAATCTTCTATATCCCAGTCAAAGGGATTGTTATAGCTGCAACCCTCTGAGCTTGCCTCGTGTTTACGCGGACTATTGAAAGCACGGCTCCTTATCTGAAGATTATGATAGTTTAGTTGTTCATACAATGCTATTGCTGTCTCTTTATATACATCATATCTAGATACTTCTGTCCATAAGACAGCAACCACTTCAACTTCATTACCATACTTAATTATATTATCGATAATGCTTTGGGCAATATATACGTTGCCTTTTCCGCTAAGCCCAGTGTTAATAGCTTCTAAACCTAATTCTTTACCAAGCAGTTCTGGCCACATAGGCCATCCACCACGTTCATTATCAAGTAAAAATTCTAGTGGTGAATTATAATTTACATCAGTCCAACTGCATCCACTCGCTAGTAGTTTTTTCATTTTTTATTTGGCCTGTTGTCGTATATAAATCGTGGGGGCTTAAACTTTTTTTGACCTGTAAGTTTTCGCCAAAATAATATGATTCGCCATTTAAGTCTAATCATGGTCCTGTCACCGTTCCTATGAGGTGTATACGTTCTGGTATACCACCGTTGATTGCTGTATGATGTAGTGTTGTATCTATATAGTATGATTCACCGACTGGCATTCTATGTATTTCTCCAAGATCATACTTATCAAACTTAGATTGTACTACCATAAAGCAAGTGAATGGATCGCTAACAATTGGTACCTGTACTTTTGGATGCATATCGCGATGCCATGTATAACACTCTTTTTCTTTTAGAAATGTAATACGTGCTTTGTATAGCTTCAATTCATCTATAATAGAATTGATATATGGAATATCAAAGATCTTATATGTGTAAGCTAAATCTAATTTGGTTTCTGGAACCCAACCATTACGACCACCAACATGCTCAAATGCATCTGATGGACTTGGATTTTCTTTCCAAGATTGAAGCTGCACATACGAGAGCAGATCTTCTCTTGGTAGTGTCTTTATTTCAGACAACATTTTTTTAATATCATATTTCATGATTGTATATATAACGTAAAAAAGGGGACGCTAAGTCCCCTTTCCGCCCAGGTATTTCACCTGTGGTTTTATTTTTATTCTGAATAACTTTAGCAAGAAAACTTGTATCTTATCCATAATAACTCCTATTAGAAGCTGAATGCAACTCCAAGAGTAACATCGCTATACTTCATTTTGTTTGTCATAGACAACTTTGAATAAGCTGACATGCCGGCTCTTAAAGGCATAGTGCCTTTTACACTGAAGCCGTCTAATGAGACTGAGCTTCCGCTTGAGTAAGAGAAATCAGCAGCAGGTCTAATTGATATGCCAGCAACAGCAGCAGTTACGCCTACGTCACCTGACCATTTTTTAGCAGCGAATGCATATTCTAAAGATGCATCTGGTTTGATTGAAGACAATGGTCCGCCTTCAGCGAATGCAGCAGTGCTTGAGAAAGCAACTAGTGCAGAAGCTAGTAGTAATTTTTTCATATATTTTTTCCTTGATATGAGATTGATGCCACTTTTCTGTTGCTAAGCAAGTGGCCAGCTCCCTGTGATTATGCGGCTAGCGCGAATCCAGAAGGTGCAAAATTTGAGTTTGCGTTTAGTTTTTTTGATCTATGCGCGATCACCCGGCAGTCTCCACTTCCCTACATCGTCCGTCGATTCTATTTCTGGCCCATCAGAAAAAGATTAGATACATAATACCAGCTAGCAATGTAATGTCAGCGACTATACTCCAAACGATGTATAGTCGAAACGCCCATTTACTGACTAGCTTCATCATGCTAATCTCCTTTTGGTGGACCAGTCGGGTACCGCCCCCGAGTCCGATCCGATTTGAAGTCGCTTCAGCGACTGCAGTCTTATTTAGCTATAATACACTAAATAAGACCGCTTGTACACAATATAATTTTATTAAAATCTTGTGTGTGACATAATAGTTACACTATTATTTGCGTTCCCATATTGACCATAAGATCCATACAGCTACTAAGCCGATCAATCCTTCAGATCCAAGAGAAGACATTATGCTTGAAACATTGCCTATTACACTTACGTCGCCCATGAATGGCATTACGCCCATTCCTAGAACTTCGACGATGATAGCTAATGCTGCAAGTGAGACACCTACGTCAGCTAGGCCAGCGGCCCATGATCTGACTTTTGATAGTACGTCCATAGTAAATCCTTTCATGATAGTTACTATGAGAATATTTATATCATTATTGATTTTTATCGTGTATCGATAGCTGAATTAATGCATAATGCATTATTTTAATTAGATCTTTACGTTGTTCAGCATGATCACCTTTTTTGCCATAACGATTAGAATATTTGTCTATATTGCCCATACAGAAACCTGTACCATGACCGCGCTCTACGATGATCTCTGTGGACTGGAAGCCATTCTGAGAGTAGTGTGAATCATACGTAGCATCAATATATTCTTTAAATTCTTTGACAAGATTACCTTCATTAAACTTATAATCAGGGTATATTCTTTTGTCTAATGGCTCATACCATTCTTTACTTGCTTCTGTTTCTGGTCCACTTGCATAAGCTTTAGTACTATTGATTAACTCATCTAATTTCATATCTTTTCTTCTCCAATTAATAAACTTGTTATGCTTATTATACCATGCTTTAATCATCTTGTACACCGTAAATATTACTATAATCAAAAGCAATACGATGCAGCATTCTATTCTCCATATCCTCAAATGCCCAGCGTTTATGTATGCTCAACCATTGCTCAGATAGGACTACGTCACCGTCATCCCAGTCATGATGATATGTATATTTTTCTTGAGTCACGTGAGCAATAAGCTTTTCCATAATCTGTTCGAAATTATATTGAGACGTATTTTCCATACCAAACATCTGCAGGAACGGAAAGTATAATCCTTCGTGTCCGCCAGCATTATCCATAATTAGTGGAAAGAGATTGTCTTTGTTTACATGATTATGAAAGAAACTACTTGTGCTGTATTTACCATCTTCATATCCAAAGTAGGCTTTCTTTTTTCGTAGGTCCATACGATCTTCGATACTCAAATCTCGACAAGCTTCTATCATATTAATCCAAGATGTACGACTACCTTTTGTACCTTCTAATCCGTATAACCATATGAGTGGCATACGATGCTTACTGCTTGCTTGATTTGAATGCCAATCTAATGCGCTTGAATGACCAAAGAGGCCAGGCTCACCGTCACTATCTTTCTTACCTGTCACTCGAAGAATACCATCAACAAGTGATATATGTTTAGTTCTATCATATTCAGTGAGCTGCACATTACCAATAATATCACAAAATCGTAGTTCATCTTTGGTTGTAAGCTTTTGATTCTTAAATACAACAACCATATTACTGACTATAAGTCTGCCAACTCGTAATATATCTTCGGTTGATAAGTCGTTTATATTCTCTTCCATAATAATGGTCCAGCCATTATTTGCATAATGATATTTCATTTATATTGTTCCTTTGTCTTTATTCTTTTAGCAGTAGGATCAATGTCTATGTCACCTTCAAATGTACAAATCTGTTTACATTGATTATATGCTTCGGTCTTTTCTGGGTAATTCATAAGCCCATCAAAAAACTTTAACCATTCAGGACTTGTTACTATATCCTCAATGCTTTCAACATTCTTAACTTTTAAATGTTCTGGCATTAAAAGTTTAAATCTATCTCTATCTCCGTCAGCAAAGCAGCATGGTAATATATGACCGCTGTTAACATATGCTATACATGTTTTCTTTGCAATACACATTGGTTTAAATTCAGCCACTGCCGTATTCCTTTGTGTATTCTAAATTAGTTGGTTTTAATTCTTCAAGACCGTCCCAACGAGATGAATGAGTTATTTCTAAATCTAAATTATATTTTCTTGCAAGCTCTTTGCCTTGCTCAATATGGTTTTCATTATAGTTAAAGACAATCCATTGCCATGTAGTACGTAATCCCATGTCAGCTGCCATGCACATCATATCAAATAAGAATTTACCGTCTTGATTCTTTCGATATAAATGGCTTTCTTCTGGCAGACCGTCAATACCAAATATCCATAATATATCAGGGTTAGCTTCAAATAGTTTTTTATAATAAGGTTTTTTATATTTCTTTGCAGTAGCTGCAGTATGTAGGTTGCTCCATGTCATATCAGCATCTTCGCTTTCGTACATATATTTAAGTATTTCTTCAAGATGTGGATTGAATATCGGATCAGATACTTGACCGTTGATTTGTACTTGTTTAAAATATTTAAATAATTTTTTAGTATCGTCAAGCGTAAGATCACCACCAGAAAACCCTGGATGTTTTCCTTGTGCTGCAAGGCCCTGTCTTAAGCAGGCAGCGCACTGCAATGTACAACGTGAACTGATACATGCATTGAATCCATTATTAGAGCCTAATCCATTTTCTAATATCCACTCTTTAATAAGCTGGTGCCGTTCATGAGTATCTTCATGGAAAGTTTCATAATACATTAGTCTAGTTTCTTAATCCCTATTGCCCAGTTTTCTGCTGCGCTATTTAAGTAATGAATAGATTTGCCAGGAAACTCTTCGTTCTTTATAAGAGATCCCTCTACAAAAAAGTCTATTGAAAAACTATCAGAGTCTGGTGATAGTTTAATTTCACAATATGCATCATCAAGGATCTGTGATTGAACCTTCGATATAACTTTACTCATAGGCTTTATATTCTCCATCGGAAATATTGTTGCGATAGCTTCAGCACATGCACGAGCAACTTCCATATGCTCCTTCTGTGTACCATGACCAGAACGTAACTCTATATAATGAATCCAGCTTCGGATTGTACCATTCATCAAAAGACGACTAGACATTAATCCTTCTGGTAGAACAGCCCTTGCTTGTTCTTTTGCAACGCCATTATCAATGGCCCATTTGTATGCTTCTTTCGAAGCAGTTATAACTTTGTTTTGTTGTGCAGACCATAACATCTGCAATTTAGTATCATCAGTATCTATACTATTCTGACGATTCGTTTTATCCTGCAATCGTGCTTCACGTATCACAAAATCAAGATCCTTTGTAGGATCTGCATATCTCTGACTAAACTCTTGAAATGAGAATGATCTATGTCGTAACATTTGACGTGCAATATCTCTTGTTGTTTCTATCTCAAGACATGCTGAAGCCATTTCAAAGGGGCTCCAATGTTGATGTTTGATAAGATAAGCAAGTAAGCGGTCTGCTTTTTCCATATTCATTTGACCTGATGGATTTGAAACTTTTGCACAGTATGCAATCAAATCCTTTACGTCATCTAAACCTATTGTCGTACCTTGAGAATAACTGACTAGTTTTACCTTCATTGTATTTTGAAATCCTTGAATTTTTCAGAGCTTACTCTTTCACCTGATTTTGATGCATCAAATGTTGGAGTATCTTGTACTAAGTTTTGCTGGTTCTCATCAGCGTCTACTAATCTCATCTTTGATTTATCTATACCAAGAACAAATCGTTTATATGTTGATATATCATTATATCTATTCTTTAGCTGTTTTACCATAATCTGACCCATCTTCTCGAGCTCTTCAGATGATACAAGCGCAAACATTAGATCGGCGGTTGCGGGTAATCCAAAAGACTCGGACGTATCTTCAAGCCCAGGGTCTGAGCTAGAAAAACCTGAACGAGTCGTTTGCGTTGCAGAGACGACCGGTACGTTGAACTCGACCGCAAGGCCACGTATTTCTTCAGCAATTGCTTTAATGTAAGTGTATGAATTGATAGATCCTCCCATCGTTTTCATACGAGCCGATGAACATATATTGAGATAATCAATAAAGATTACATCTGGTTCAAAGTCTCGTTTGAGTTTTAGTTCGTTGAGTAATGCACGAAAGTGATTTACGTTGGCTGCACCAGTCGGATATTCTTTTACGATTAGTTTGCCACATGTTTTCTTTGTAAGATTATGCACCTTTTCAGTAAACATATTCTTAGATAAGTTCTCAAGCTGATCAATCGGCGTGTTCAATAGATTAGCATCAATACGTTCAGCAATTTTTTCTTCACTCATCTCCATTGTAATATAGAGAACATTCTTACCTTGAGTCAAATGACTACCTGCAACATGACACATGAAGAGTGATTTACCTACACCTGTACCTGCAAGAGCAATGTTCAATGTTTTCTTAGGCAGCCCACCTTTTGTAATCTTGTTTAGATAATCTAGATCAAATGGTATTTTATCTTCGACTGTATGATAGAACTCATAACGTTTATCAACGTCTTCGATATAGTCATGACCGACATTCGTATCAAAGGTAACACCAAGCGCTTTGGTTAGGATATCAGGTAATGCATTCTTAGTAAGAGTGGTATGTTTACCATCGATAATAGTAATAGACTCCATAACAGCATTATAAAGAGCACGATCCTGACACCATTTTTCGGTTGTATCATATAGCCATTGCTGATCCACTTTCTCAGTTCTGAATATTTCTGGTAGTATTTCGATGGCATGTCGATATTGCTCCTCATTAAAATCACCGTCATCAATTTCTATTTTAAATGATTCAAGAGTAGGAAGTCTATTGTACTTGCCAACAAACTCCCAAACTTCTTTGAATAATGATTTGTATACGCCTTCAAAGTATTCTGATTTTACAAACGGCATTACTTTACGCATATAGCCTTCGTCAACCAATAAGTTGCGAAGTATGGTTTGTTCTAGATTTATATTCATGATACTATTGTATCACTTTTTTATTAGATTGTAAACCATCATTTGCCATAATAGAAGATAAAATATCGCCACAGTGCTCTTGAAAATCTGGGTCATCTCGTGATAAATCATCGTTTGGTGCTTCAATGATATGCATAGACCAGTTAATAGTGCCGGTCTTTATATCTGGTGCAAGAACACCGAACTGTATTACAGTCTCTACAAAATCACCACTCAGAATCCTTACATTCCAACGATCATCTACAATACATGGAACGAGTTCATAGTCTACGTTTTCCTTCATTCTATATCCAGTTCTACTAGAGCTTTATGTCCAATTGTATATTGTTTCTTTATAAACTCTTTGAAGTCTGTATTATCAAATATAGGCTGCCAGAACTCATTTGTCAATGTATCTTTCTCACGAACTTTAGACTCTTCACCAGCACGTTGATACCAACCAGCATTTGGTTTGACTACATATCCACCAGCCATTGCAACTTCTAATAAGCCACTGTTCTTTTCTACGCCGCCTTCCCATGATACACTAATCGGGATCTTAGACTTCTCTTTCACATAACGAGACTTCTCAATGTTGATAATAAAATCATAACCAGTTACTTCTGTACCAGTTTTCTTTTGTCTACGACCGAGTATCCAGATGTTATCAGCTGAATAGTAAATGCCTGTACCACCTGAAACAATCGCTTTTGGAAACAATCCAATCTCTTGATAGGTATGATTTACAGCAAGTAGTGGAATATTTTTCATGTTCAAATATGGTGTTGCCATACGAAACAAACCTTTGAGAGCCTTTGCTCGAGACATATCAGCAACTGATTTCTCGTTCATTGTATCTTCCATCTCTTTTTTAGATGCAAGGTTACCAATAGAATCGACTACGACAATCACATTATCTTTACGATCCATGCCTTCAAGTTGTCCAATCAAATCAAACTTTAGTTCTTCGACATTTGTAATCGGCGTATGTAATACTCTTGATGTATCAATATCAAACTGTTCAAAGTATGCTTGAGGTGAACCAAACTCAGAATCATAGAACAGCATCACAGCGTCTTTATGTTTCTTGAGATATGCACCAGCCATCATCAGAGCAAACATTGTCTTGAAGTGTTTGCTTGGCCCAGCGAGTACGATGAGACCTGACGATAAACCGCCATCGACTGATCCTGATAATGCGACGTTTACCATTGGTACGTCGGTTTGTGTTTGATCTTTTTCGTTAAAGAACTTTGAGTCTGATAATACTTCGGTATGTTTGAGCTTTGAGTTCTGCTTTAGTTTGTCCATTATTGACATGCGTTTTCCTTCTTAATTATATGTCTATTATATCACGTTAAATAAAAAGTGTACACACTTAATTTACTTTATAGTAAGATTTGTACCAGTCAATAAATTCTTTGACTCCATCAACTACGTTTGTTTTTGGATTATATCCAGTCAGATTATACAGCTTAGATGTATCAGACCATGTTTCCTTTGAATCAGCAGGATGCATTGGTAACATATTCTTTTCAGCTATTCTTCCAAGGTTCTTTTCGATCTCAGTTATAAACTCCATAAGACCAACTTGCTTACCATAACCGATATTAAATATCTCATCGCCTTTTGGTATCTGCTCTAGTAAGCCGAAGATACCTTGTACGATATCATCAACATATGTGAAGTCTCTTTTCATGTTACCATAGTTATATACGTCTATTGGTTCTCCGGCAACTATCTTATTGGCAAAAGTAAACAGAGCCATATCAGGTCTACCCCATGGTCCATAGACAGTAAAGAACCTTAGTCCCATTGTATTCTTTATCTTAGATATTTTGAACTGATGTTCATTAGATTGCTTCGTATAGGCGTAAGGTGATAACATGTCACCAAGTCGCTCCTGCTCATTCCAGGGCCATATGTTGTTGTTTGCCATGACTGAACTGGTAGATGCATATAATACTTTTTCTACTCCATACTTTTCACATACGTTAATAAGGTTTTGAGTTCCATATATATTGTTATTAATGTACAGATTAGGATTCTCAAGTGAGTTGCGAATACCAGCATATGCAGCAAGGTGTATTACAACATCAGGTTTTTCTTTACTAAATGTATGATCTAAATCACTATTACTGAGTATGTTACCATAGTATGATCTGACTTTATAGTCACTTTGTAGAATACGATTACGAGCTATCTTCAATGATACATCATAGTAATGATTTAGATTATCAATACCTGTGACATCATGGCCAAGCTCTGACAGCTTCTTTGCAAGAGTAAATCCAATAAATCCGTTAATTCCTGTTATATAATACTTCATTCGTATTCTACTTTCTGTTCTATTTCACGTGCATCCTTATCATAGTCAGCACGATATTCATTATTTACTTCTATTACTTTATCTAGTATAGAGAATGTCTGTGCATACTGAGAGAATGCAGATGTATCTTTTGGAAAGCAAGCTCCACCATAACCACGCTTCCCGTCATACCCGGGCACCCGTGTGTGGGAGTGGCCTATACGTTCATCATTACCAATCGCATTTACAATCGTATTCCAGTTCTGATCTGCTTTATCTACGATATCATAGAACTGATTGAACCATGCTACCTTACTTGCAAGATAAGCATTGATGCCATACTTTATAAAGCTGGCTTCTTCAGGTGTACAATGTATTGTCGGACATGGAGTGCATATCGTATAGTCATGATAGAACTTTTCTAATACTTTTGTGGCATCTTCATCACCGCCGAAGATATGCATAGACGGATTGATAAAGTCTTCGTTTGCATTCTTTTCAGTTAGAAACTCAGGATTGTAGATAATATGATTACCGC